GAACAATTACGCATCCTATGGCGCGGCATGGAGCGACCTTGGACCCACCACGAACAAGGACGGTTGGAAGTTCAACATCAAGGCAGTCATCACCCCGACTGGATCACCCACGTCGGAAGCCGCCACCCCTGTCGCATCACCCATCGGCGGCGTATTCTCCCAAGACCAGTACGTCACCATTGCGTCGGCCACGAGCGGCGCGACGATTTACTACACGCTCGACGGTAGCACGCCCACCACCGGCAGCAGCACCTATAGCACCCCAATCTTCGTGCCGCTTACCCAGCCCGGCACGACGACCTACACGCTCAAAGCGATTGCGGTGAAGTCCGCGTACACCGACAGCGCCGTGATGTCCGAGACCTATTCGCTGTTTCAAGCGCCGCAGGCCGGACTCGTGGTAACGACTCTCAACGTCGGCACGCTCAACCTAAACTAATCAACCTATGGAAACCAAAAGCATATTCGCTAGCAAAACCGTCTGGGGCATCGTCATCGCCGCGCTGCCGACCGTGCTCGGTCTGTTTCACTACAAGGTCAGCGACGTGGCTTCGTTCACCGCGGGCGCCGAGGAGATCGTTGGCGCCGTAGTGACCCTCGCCGGTTCCGTCATGGCGATCTGGGGCCGTATCAGCGCCACTACGGCGCTGGTCGTGAAGAACCCGTGACGCTCAATGATCGCCGCCATCGTCAAGATTCTTTCGGCGTTGGCGTCGATCCTCCCGGCCACCGTTGAGCTGCTGCGCAACTGGAGGCTGATAAAAAATGAACAAGAAGAACGCAGGCAGCGTGATGCTGTTGCTCGGGCTATTACTGACGCTCGGCGCCTGCCAGTCGCCGCCGACGCAAATCCCGCGTCCGATGCAGGACAACGTGACGTCGCTCCTCAACCACCCGCAGTTCCGAGCAGCGGCTCAGGCCGCACCTGAGTTCACGAGCACAGCACTTGAGACCGTCATCCGCCTTTCCAAAGACGCCGCAAACCATGAGTGAGAAAGTTCAACTCAACCTGACCCGCCTCGGCCTCGCCGTTGGAATCTGCGGTGGAATTATTGGAATGGGCGGCACGTTCATTGTGCTGCCGTACCGGCTCGAAGCGGCCGAGAAGCGGATCACGTCGCTTGAGGAGCAGGTATCATCAAGTCGCGAGCTGCTCGTCAGGATCGACGAGAACGTGAAGGCACTCAAGGAGGCGCGGAAATGAGCCTGGAATCATCCATCTTCACGGCACTCTCCGATGCAGGCAGCGATACCGCGGCTATCATTGGGTCTGGCACTGACTGCCGCGCGTATGCCGGGCAGGCGCCGGTCGGCATCGCGGTGCCCTACGTCATATTTCAGCACATCTCGGCCGATCCCGACCGCACGCACAACGATGCCAGCAGCATCTCGCACGACCTTGTGCAGTTCTCTTGCTTCGCAGCCTCGCACAAGGCTGCGCGCGAACTCTGCGATGCGGTCGTCGCCGACTTGGACAACGTGGCCGTCTCGACGGGGAACATCCCGATCTTGCAAGACCGCCGCAACTCTTTCGAGGCCGCTGTCGATCTCCACCGAGCCGATGCCGACTTCCTGATCTGAAACCGTAACTCAACCCGACACCAACATGGCTAAGTTCAAAACCAAGGGCATGACCGCCAAGATCGGCGCGTCTGCCTCTCCTACCACCGCAATCGTTGCCCTCGGCGACTCCACTCTGGAACTCGGCGAACGCGATGCCCTGATCGACGCGACCACGCACGACACTAGTGGCGGCACGCACGAGTTCCTTGATCCCGGTTTCAAGTCGCCGGCATCATTCTCTGGCGAAATCCTCTATGATCCGGCCGACACCGTTCACGAGGTAATCCGCGCGGCGCATAATGCCGGCACGACGCTGTACCTGCTTATCACGCTGCCCGATACCGGCGCGGCCACGTTCGAGTTCTCAGGTCGAGTTCGCAACCTGACCCTTCCGCTTCCTGTCATGGGCAAGCTCTCGCTGAACGTCACGTTTGAAGGCTTGGCCGGTACTACCTTCACCGCCTAATGCAAACCGTCGTTGTCAAGTTGGACCGTGATCGCTCGATTGCATTCTCGCAGCGGGCGCTTTTCCGCATGGGTTCGCTCGGCTCACCTTTTGAGTTCAGCGACCTACAGAAGCCGCGCAAGAGCTACGCCGCACTTGTGGCGTGGATCTGGGCGTGCCTTGTGCCTACGGATGCGGCCGACTTTGCGACGCCAGAAGAATTGGCGGCTCACGTACCGATTGATCGAGAGGCTTGCGGTCGGCTGGTGTCGGCGTTGGCCGATGCGATCAATGGGGGCGTAATAACAAAAAACGGGAACAGCTCGACGCATGGGACTTCGCCCGCGTCGAGCTGAACCTTTCAGACGAGGAGTTTTTCTCACTTCATCCGCTGCGCTTCTCGCGACTCTGCGAGGCGTGGCAGCGGAAAGAGGCGAGGGAAGATAGGCGGTTCGCCATGATCGCAGCGGTCTTGGCGAACATCAACCGGGGTAAGGATCAGCAACCGTTCGAGATTCAAGACTTCATGCCGCAGACCAAGAAAACGCGAGAGGAACGTGAACGCGACGAAGCTCGGCGAAATGCTCGTGCGATTCTGGAGGCACTTAAGAATGGCTAACAGCGTAACATTTAAGTTTGCCGGACTTGCGGGCATTAGGGACGTGCTGAAGAAGCTACCCGAAGAGACGCAAAAGAAGGTGCTGCGTCCGGCGATCGCCAAGTCTGCAAAGCCGCTGCTGGCTGCGGCAAAGGCAAAGGCTCCGGTGCGCAGTGGGGCATTGCGTGCAAGCCTAACAAGCCTGGTGCGCAAAGGAAAACGCGACGGGCTTTACTATGCAGCGGTCGGACCATCGTCGGACTACTTCATGGCCGGAAAGCGCGTGCGCGGCGATGCCAGTCGGGTCGGCGCTGACAAGCCTGCGAACTACGCGCACCTGGTTGAGTTTGGGCACATGTCGGCAGCGGCTACGGGAGTCAACGTAGCGAGTGCGGCCGGCTCCGCGCGCGTGCGGGGAGGCAGGAGCAAGAAGACGGTATTCTCCGCGCGTTCGTTCATACTCCCGAAGCCCTTCATGCGGCCCGCGTTCATGAACTCAAAGGATCAGGTCGAGCAGGTTATGGCACAGGAAATCCAAAGGGGACTGGCTGACGCAGTGAAGAGAATCGCAGGCAACAAGGCGGCAAAGGGCTAACCCATCATGGCAACTTCCATCGGCACACTCACCGCGTTCATCACGGCAGATGGCGCGAAATTCATGTCCGAGTTTAACAAGCTCGACAAGCAGATCGCACGCTCATCCTCAGCGTGGACGAAGACAGGATCGAAGTTTGCACTCGGCTTCATCGGCATGGAGTCGGCAGTGAAGGGCGTAGTCTCCCAGATCCGTGAGGTCGTCGATAATATCGAGAATATCAAGGGCGTCGATCCGCAGGCTCAGGCGAGCATCATCGAGATGAACAAGAATCTCGCGGAGGCTAAAACCACTTTGCAGGGCTTTGCGGCCAGTGCGGTCGGATTATTTGCTAAAGCAGGCCAGTCGATTGGCGTGTATGCGGCGGGAGTCGTGAACAACTTCCAAGGCATCAAGACCGACACGAGCACATTGAGCGTTGCGCCAACTCCGAACGAGATCGCCGCATCAAAAGACCCTAACTTTACCGACAAGCTTCGTGCTGCCGAACAGCGGCTTTCCGAGGCCAAGAAGGCGACGGCGATGGCGAGCATGGACGAGGTTGCGCAAATCGTGGCGCTTCGCCGCGAGGCAGACGCCTACGACCGTGCAGCTGCCGGCAATTCCAAGAACGATCTGGAGCGAATCGAGCTGAGAACGCGGGCGGAAGAGAAGCAGGCGCAGGCCGCATCAAAAATGCAGACGATGCGCGAGCAACTAATTGAGGCTGAGAAGCAGAGCGCCGAGACGATGAAAGACGTGATATTGGCGTCGTCGATCGTCCCAACCGAGGAGAAGCTCAAGGCACTGCAAGCGCAGGCAAACACGATCAGGTTCGCAATCTCTGCCATGCAGGGAGCAGACCAGAATGATCCAGCCGTTCTAAAGGCGCAGCTAGATGCGCGGAAACAACTGGAGGAACTCAGCAAGCGGATGATCCCGCTGCTCGATAAAGAAAAGCAGCTCTATGTTGAGGTCGGCAGCACGATTTCCTCGGCGTTTGAAGAGGCTGTTTTCTCTGCAACAAAGCTTTCCGACGCGATCCGCGGTCTCGCAAATGACATTTTGCGGATGATGTTTCGGCAGACGATCACGGGACCGCTGACCAACTTCCTGTCGGGTTCGCTGCAAAGTCTATTCATCCCCGGTGGATCTACCGGCGCAGGCGTAGCTGCTCCGGTGCCAGGGCGAGCGGTCGGTGGGCCAGTGTTCGACGGCAAGCCTTACATGGTCGGCGAGAATGGTCCAGAGCTGTTCATTCCATCCGGCAGTGGTCGAATCAACCCGAACAGTGGAGGCGGAAACGTCTACCAGATCGACGCCCGCGGCACCGATGAAAGCGTCGTGCAGAGGTTACAGCAGGCACTCTTTGCACTCGCCGGTCCTGGCGTAGTCGAGCGCCGCGCACTCTCGGCCAACGTCAGCGCCATGCGTCGTGGCGGAGGCATGGGTCGCGCACTTCAAGGAGCCTAAACCATGTCACTCTCTTACCCGCTCACACATCCGGCCACGCCTGGATTCTCCTCGATCACATGGCGCCCGCGCTCCGTCGTGGGCGTCGCATCGTCGCCGTTCACCGGCCAGCGTCAAACCTACGCGTGGCCCGGCCAATGGTGGGAGGTAGACGTGACGCTTCCGCCAATGAAGACCGCAACGGCCGAGCCGTGGATTGCCTTCCTGATCGGTCTGAACGGCCAAGAAGGCACGTTCAACCTCGGCGACTCGGTGCGGACCACGCCTCGCGGAGTAGGCACAGGCACGCCGCTGGTAAATGGAGGCAGTCAGACCGGCTACGATCTGATTACGGACGGATGGACGACGAGCCAGACCGGTATCCTCAAGGCCGGCGACTGGGTGCAGCTCGGCAGCGGCAGCACTGCGCGGCTTCACAAGGTCATGCAGGACGCGAACAGCAACGGCAGCGGGCAGGCGACGCTCACGCTCTGGCCGGCACTGCGTTCGTCGCCTGCGGACAATGCGGCACTGACGGTCAACTCGGCCAAAGGACTCTTCGCGCTCACGGGTAACGCAGACTGGTCCGTTGATTCCGTGAAAATCTACGGCCTCAGCTTCTCCGCGCGGGAGGTTCTCACATGAGCCGCGGACTGCCAACCGGCCTCGGCGCTGCGCTTGAGGCATCGACGCTGCATCCCGTCATACTCGTGCGGCTGGCGTGGCCGACCGGCACCGTTTACGCGTGGAACGGATACCGCGACTTATCGTGGGATGGTCATACGTGGACCGGCACTGGGCACCTTGGCGGCATCTCAGCCGTGAAGGAATCGCGCGACGGCGCGGCCAACGGCGTCACGCTTTCGCTCTCAGGAATCCCGTCCGCGAACATCTCGCTTGCGCTGGCCAACGATTCGCAAGGGCAGTCGGGCAAGATCTGGTTTGGCGAGATCAACTCGTCCGGCGCATTCACGGTCGATCCCTATCTGCTCTTCGACGGAGTGATCGACGTTTGCCCGATCGAGGACAACGGGGAGACCTGCACGATCTCGGTCCAGCTTGAAAAGGAACTGATCGACACACGCCCACGGGGTCGGCGCTACACGCACGAGGACCAGATCATCGACTACCCGACCGATCGCGGATTCGAGTACGTCGCTGGGCTTGCGGATAAGCCGCTGAACTGGGGAGGGCCGAGCGCGGCAGCGGTTCCTGCTGGTGGCACTGCAACCGACACAACGGACGGCTCTGAATGAAACGCAAAAGCAACTGGCCCGCAGCGCTGACGCTTTTCCTCGATGAAAAAAGCACGCAGCCTTTCGACTGGGAAACGAACAACTGCGCGTTCTTCGCGTGCGATTGGATCGCGATTC